CCCTGATAGGCGATTTCTGGGCGGTCTAGAACGGCTGTGACACGGGCTGACGATGACTCTGCGGACGGGCTGAAAGCGTTGAGTTGCTGATTCGCCAGGGTGCCGAACGCGTCAACGCATCGCGCAACCATTCGACCCTGATTGGCGTTCTGATAGTCAAGGTTCCAGTCCTCGACGAACCCTGTGTAAATGGGGGTGCCGTTGGCGTAAATGATGATGGGCGAACGAGGCAACACAAATGGGTAGTAGATCGAGGCCGTGTTGAGCGGGTCAAGGATTCTTGAGTTGTTGTTGAACACGACCTGTGCGGTGCCTGCGTTGAACTGGTCAAGTTGGCGGTTGCGTCCGCGCCTGATGTTGACCGACAGGACGATTGACGTGAGGTCGGCATAGGCGAGACCGCCGAGGGTGCCTGTGTCAAGCAGTCCGAAGACCGCGTCGTTGAGTTGAAACGGCTGACCGAACCCTGTGGTCGTTTGGAACCCGACGAGAACTTGATATGTGGGGACGGTCACAGTGTCGCTGCCGGTGCGAAGACAACGCCTGAGTCGCGTTGCGCTGCCAATATTGCGTCGATGATGTCTTGACCAATAGTCGCGGGCGAACTAATGAGTCCTGCATCCAAGTTGATAACGAGGTTGTCGAATGGCCCGATACCGCCGATGCCTGCCTGCTCGAATCCGCCTGCGTTGCCTGACGTGTTGTCAAAAATTGATTCTGGAGCCTTAACTGCTTTTGGTGGTACTGGTGGGATAGTTGCAGGCGCTCCGCCTGCTGCGCCAGAAATAGTTGATCCGGCAAACATTGCTTCGGCTTGTTGCGTTGAGACGGGACGATTTGACATTGGGTTTTGTGCCGTTAACTGATCAAAAGTTGGAAGACCTTTAACTTTGTAATTCCCTAAGTCGCCTGTGCGCAAGAAGTTAATTACTGATAACGGAATGGCAAGTGCATTCATGATGCCGTTTACCAATCCAGCAATTGAGTTGTAGATTTTGCCGAAAGTGTTAATCATGCCGTCAGCGCCTGTGCCTAGTGTTGCAATTTCTTTCCCAAGTTGGTTGACGCCACCTGCTGCGCCCTTGAGACCAAATGCTTCAGAGATGCGAACTGCTGATTCTCCAAGTTTGGTCAAGATGGGAAGCACCTTGTAGCCGATTGACTCTTCAAGTTCCCCTAGGGTGATTTTAAGGCGAGCCATTACGCCCTCGTAAGTTTCCGCTTTGTCTTTTGCTGCCCCGCCGAAACGATCCTCGAGCATTCCCTGGACTTTTTCAAATCCTGCTGCTTTTAATGTTGCAGCGTCATAGCCGACGCCAAGTTTGGCGAGAGCGCCATAGGAGCCTTCCTGAGCCTTCGCAAGAGCGTTAGCCACCGTCTCGACCGATTTACCAGTTGAGGCGCTTAGGTCAAGGCTGAGGTTTAGTAGGTCTTGAGCCTTGGTGACGTCGCCTGTTGCCCTGACGAGCCTGCCCAGGGCGGGACGAAGATTGTCGTCCGCGACTCCAGTTGCGCGTTGAGTTTTGTCGATGAATTCTTCCAGACCTTTAATCTGCAAGTCAGATGCCGTTGTGCTTGCCTTAATTGCGTTAGCCAATTCAACTTGTGCTGCTTGATCTTCTGCCGCTGCTTGCGCTGCTTTAAAGAGGACTGCTCCCGCAGCTGCTGCGCCAACTGCCAAGGCTGCAAAAGCAACGACTGCAACTTCTCCTGCTTTCTTTGCTGCAAAGCCAACCTTCTCTGTGCCGGACTCTAGGTTCTTAAATTCGTTTAGCGCGGACTTGATTCCTTTGCCGTCAAATTCTGTGATGATTGGAATTGCAAGTGCCATTAGTCAAGTTCTCTCTGTACGACCCTGATTGCGTCTTTAGATGCTCTAAGCATTTCACGTTCAATTTCTCCGCGTTTGCGAAACACGGCAGGCCCAAGATTGCGCGTATGGTTTGGCGCAGGAATTGACCCGAGATTGTTGCCAAGGCTGTTAGATGTTTTGCGTCCAGCCGCTTCCCAAATTGCAGCGCCAGCGTTGGTCTGCTGAATGTAGATTAAGGATGTTGCTTCACGGCTTGCGTCGACTTTTAATTTGACGCCTGAGATTGCTCGGGCAACTGAAAACGGAAACTTCTTGCTCCCGTTTTGAGTCCAGTTGCGAGCCATGCCAGAGAGATACTCGCGTTGGTACCCTCGCCTGACTTCGTCAATGGCGGGCTGTGCAATAAATGTTGCATCTCGAACAAACTGTTTGCGAAGTCCAGGCTCAACTTTGTTGAGGGAACGAATCGCTTCCTTGAGTCCTTGAATCTCAATGGTTGTGTTCGTTGTCATCGTCTTTGCCGTGATTTCTTTTGTTCTTGCAACACGTCAACAACCGTGAAAAGGTCGTCTGTGTCGAATGGGATGTCGGGTGTCCAGTAGCCAGTCGCGACAAGAACCTCCGCTAGTGAGCGTCGGAAACTGCCGCTTCTGTAAAACTTCCTGACTCCTCCGAGATGACGTCAATTGCTTTGGTCTTCTTGATGAAGTCGTCAAAGGCCAGGGGAGTTGTGATTCCCGCAGCTCGAGCAGATTCAAATGCAAAGAATGCAAGATCTTCTGCGCCGATGCCGTTGCCAAGACTGGATGCTTGTCGTTTGAATTTGCGTTCCCATGCGACGACAACGAATAGATTCGTTTCGACTTCATATGGGTCGCCTTCAATCGGTGTTACTTGTAGTCGGATTTTCATTGTTTCCCTCTTTTGTTATTTACGGAGTAGTGACGTCTCGTACCCAGGTGCCGTTAGAGAACGACACTGTGGCTACGGCAAGGGTGCCGATGGACGACATGATGACCGGAGCGGCGTCCAATGTGCACGTCGTAATCGTGAACTCTGGATTGCTCGCAGACTCCGTGGTGCCTGATGGCGACACAACAATTGTGCATGAACCCGCAGCGACGATTGCGCTGAGGAGGGTTTCCATTTCGGTTGTGCCGTATGAGAGATACAGCGACAAGTTAACCGAGACGCTTTGTAGGCCTTTTACTGCCTGTCGGCCTGTGTCCGCTAGCGATGTGCTCTCGAGAAGTTCAAAGCCCAAAAGTACCTCACAGGAGGAAAGTTGATCGCTGACATCCACGGCTGCTCCGCCTGTGGGGGTGATTGAGCAGGTTGCACCTGACAGGAATGTTGCTGTTGCCATTGGTGGCTCCTTAGTTTCTACGCACCGCTATTGCAACGGTGAGATCGTATGTGGGTATGTCTTGCCCGCCGTAGTTTGCATTGCCTGGACGGGCGTCTGTAACTGCGATGGGCGAGTCGCCAGAGTCTTGATTGCCTGGAGGAGCTGCCAAGACTCGGACGGGAATCCGAAAGTCGCCGATGTTGTATGTGAAGGATGTCATGACGGGGAGTTCAATCATGACGGACATTGGGCGCGCGTTTCGGGGATCTGTTACGGGTTTGAGACCGAGAGCGGTGAGTTGTGTTTTGATTGCGTTGACTGCGTCGACGAGGATTCCTGTTGCAGCCATTATGCGACCTGTGGTCTTCCGCAGCCGATGAGAGCCATGATGCGTCCCATAGTTGACGGGATGGGGATTGAAGACATGGAATCAAAACTGGCGAAGGAATCGGCACTTCCGCGCTCGCGATACAGCGTTGAGGCATAAAGAATCCCGCCCAATTTCACGGCAGCGTCTGGAACAACGCTCTGCGAATCTGTGTACCCCGCTTCGCGACGCTTGCGATAGATGTATGAGTTTGCAGCTGCTACGCAAGTAGTAATAAATGCGGTGTCGTTGGCAGTTGCGACGTCAATGCCCAAGAACTCGAGAACCATTGCGTTTGTGATCCAACTGATGCTTGGGGTGAAGGTGACTGTGCCGGTAGCGGTAGATCGAGTGAAGTCTGAACCTGCGTTGACATACATGAACTGGTAAAGACGAATTACATCGGAGTCAAATTCAAGGTCGCCCTCGTCAGATACCCCGATGAACTCGAAGTCTTGTGTTGAGACAATGGTTGCGGTTGCGTTGAATCCGTGGCTTGCGCCTGCGATTGTTACGGAGTCCCCGA